CCGTCCCAGCCGGGAACGTCCTTTGCCTGCGCCTCGTAGTAGAAAATACGCTCCTCCCGCAAGTCCTTCTGCGGATGGCCAAAGCAGGCCACGGTCATGTGATCCTTCACGGACAGATACAGCTTGTCCGCACAGCGATCAACGCTGACGCCCTCCGTCCTGACCATCTGCACCAGCGCGTCCAGGCTGTTCAGAGACAGGCAGCTCTGATAGACCGCCTCCGGGATGATCTCCTGCGCTTCGCCGTCTTTGTTCACGGCGTAGGTGCAACCATCCTTGTCCAGAATGATCGGCTTTGCCAGTTCCTCGATCTTTTCAATGGCTTCCTTCAACATGATTCTTTCTCCTTTTTATTCAAAATTGACCAGCTTCAAGCGGGCCGGTGCTTCCTGTTCGCTGCCGTCAACGGCAATCTGGCCGGGAATCTGCGGCACCATCTCCACCACCGTATGCTCGTCCACGGCGTACAGCATCGTGGTGGCGGGGTTGGACGGGGCCAGCGTCGTCTTGACCAAGCAGTTGACCACGATGTTCTGGCGGGTGTCGTCGGGGCAAAGCTCCAGCGTGATGGTCACCTTGCGCTTTGCCTTGGCAGCTGTGTTGGGGTCGAAGATGTTCTCCATCAGGTGCGGCATTTCGTAGTCCACGCGCTCCTGAAAGGCTCCGCGGCACATCTGCATGATGGATCTCTGGGATTCTTCTCGTGTGGTGTTCATACGTCCTCCTTTTTCTCAGCCGCCAGCAGGCGGCGTTTTTTTCTTGCATACGCATTATCGGCGGCACAAAGGCCCGGATTCCTCCGCCGACGCTCCTTGGCGTAGGCGGCACGCGCCTCCCTGTGCGCCGCGTTGTACCGGCGGCAGCGTTCACGGTTGTCACGGTTTCGGTCTTTCTCCCGGCGGCGTTCTTCGGCTTTTCCGTCATAAAAGCCAACATGCTTGTAGCTGTCTCGAAAACAGGTGGTGCTACAGTAATAAGTGGTAGCCTGCTTTTTCCCGTCTCGAGGCACCTGCCGTATCCACGGCGATTCAGCAGTCGTAGAGAAGGTTTTTCCGCAGGTGCCGCAGGTGCGGATCAACGTCAGCCGCTTCTCTGCGATAGGTCTTCTGCGGCTCATCCCGACACCTCCCCCATCAGGTCAAACAAGGAGATGTTCATGTCCTCCCGCTCGAACTCCTGCAGGTAGCCCACAGCATCCCGGAAATACCCACTGTTCAGCTCACAGGCAAGGCCCTTCCGCCCCGCCTTGACTGCTTCCAGCGGTACCGTGCCGATTCCACCAAATGGGTCATATACAAGGTCGCCGGGATTGCTGTAGCGGTTGATACAGCGGTCTACAATGTCCAGCTGAAGGGGACAGACATGGAGCTGCTGGCGGCGCTGACTCTGGGTGGTGTTCAAGGTGCGCATCCGGTTGATATCGTCCCACACCTCATCCGTCCAGCTCCCCGGCGCCACCACCATGAAGGTGGCGGGCAGTTTTCCATTCTCGTCCAGCTCCTTTGCCATGCGGACGTGTTCGGCGTAGTCATACACCGTGCCCCGGCTGTACTTGCGGTAGGCTGCCTGGATCTTTCCGGTGTCCATGGACATGATCTCTTCCTTCGTCACCAGCCGGTCGCCGGAGGAGCGCCAGTACCCGTGGGCGTCTATCTGCCACTGGGCGCGGGTGTATTCCTCTTTGGTCTTATGTACCGGTTCGTCGGCGTAGGCTTTGCTCCGGTCGGTGGGCAGCTTCCGGAACAAGAGGATGTATTCCGGACAGCCTACGCCCATCTTGGAGCCGTCCTTGCACTGCTCCGTCCAGCCCAGCCGATACGTCTGGTTGTTCTCCCGCACCACATCCGTGACCACGGTGATCATGCCGAAGTAGGCAAAGCCGTGCTGCATATAGTGCCGGATGCACATGGCATGGAACGGCTCCATGGTGGGCATTCCCATGCCGGTGGCGTTACCGAACAGCACCCGATCCTTGACGTGGCAGCAGAACACGCGCCCCGGCTTCAGCACCCGCAGCAGGTTAGGACTGAGATAGTCCATCTGCTCAAAGAACCGGCGGGTATCCTCGTTGTGGCCGAAGTCGTTATAGCTGGGGGTGTATTCGTAGTGGTTGGAAAACGGGATGGAGGTCAGGATCATGTCCACGCTGTTTTCGGCCATCCGTGCCGTTTCCTCCACGCAGTCGTTATTCACCAGCGTGTAATTCTTGCCTTTTACTTCCACACGCTCCACTCCTATACTTCTGGCCATGCGCTCCGTCTGCACAGAACCGCTCAGGCCGTATTTCTGCACGATCTCCCGCATCTTGCCCTGCAGGTACTCGTGCTGCTTCCATTTCTCCATCAGCACACGGTAAATGGGGTCTTCCGCCGCCGTGTAAATAATGTCGATCACCACCTGCTCCGTCTGGAGGAAGCGGTAAATGCGGTGTACCGCCTGAATAAAATCATTAAATTCATAGTCGATACCGATAAAAATCGCCCTGTGGCAATGGCGCTGGAAGTTGCACCCGCTGCCGCTCAGGCTCTTCTTGGTGGCAAACAGCCGGCAGCGCCCCTCCGAGAAGTCGATCACCCGCTTTTCACGTTCGGCATAGTCCATGCTGCCGTAGATATCCACGGTGTCCGGCAGGGTCTTACAGATGGCGTGCCGCTCCGCCTCCAGATCGTGCCACAGGATGAAATGCGCCTCCGGATCACTGTCCACGATCTCCTTTGCCACGGCCACGCGGGCGTCAATACTCTCCCGCTTCTCCCGCGACGCTTCCGCCAGCGATACCGCCGCGTCATGCATCAATTTGAACTGGCCGTTCCGATCTGCGTCCTCGCCGTACCGACCCCGCACAATGTGTGTCCGCACATCCAGCGGCGGAAGCGCATAGCCGGTGTCGTCGTAGCCCAGATCAGAGGGTTTTCCGATAAACAGCGCCCAGCTGGACACCCACAGCCAGAACTCATCCTCCTTGTGGGGGTACAGTGTCAGGTTGTTAGCCTTGGTGCTGTCCCGCTGGAAAAATCGCGTCAGAGCCTGTCCCGTGTCCATGATCTCCAGGTACCCGGCGTAGTGGATCAGCTCCTTGTACCGGTTGGGCGATGGTGTCGCCGTGGATACCAGCTTGTACTTCACGCCCTGAAATTTCGGCAGGAATGTCTGGTAGGTCTTGCTGCCAAAGGAGCGCAGAACCGATGCCTCATCCAGCGCCACGGCCGTGAACCGCGTGGGGTCAATGTCCCCATCCCGCACCCGTTCATAGTTGGTCATCAAGATATCTCCGGCGGCGCTGTCTGCCTCCGCCATGGTGGTGATGTACTCCGGCGCTGCGTAATGCAGCAGCTCCACCGCGTCCCGGGTGAACTCCTGCCGAACACCCAGCGGCAGCACGATCAGGGCCTTGCCGCCTTCATGGCGCACCGCCTGATGGCAGAACTCCAGCTCCTGCACAGTCTTGCCGAGGCCGAAGCTCTCAAACAGCGCCCGCCTGCCGCCTCGCAGCGCCCACACAACAGCATCCCGCTGGTGCGGCTTCAGCGCCGGGTTGATCTCCTCCGGCGGCAGTGTGAAGCCCGTTGCGCTGGCCAGCACGATCTTGGAGCGCAGAAATTCGAGATAGCTCTCCATTACCGATGGTCCTCCAGCTTGTCCACCAGCCGAAGGATGCTGGTCGCCAGCCACGCCGCGCCGACGTAGGTAAGTATCCATGTGAATGTCACAGCTTGTCCCTCCTCGGCGGGGCATTACCCCGCCTTCTCCTCCTTCTCCTCTTCCGGTTCAATCTTGGTCACGATGACCTCTCCGGTGAGGCCGTTGTTTTCCAGCGTTTTCTGGAGCAGATACTCCAACGCCGCCTTGAAACAGTCCATTTTCAGCACTCCTTTCTTTTACACGATATGCGGGCACTGCGTGTCCGCTTGCCTTGTGG